CCAACGCCAACACTGCATATTTGATCTCGTCACAAAGAGAATTAACAGAGACTTTCGGAGATCCGAAATTTTACACAGACGCATCAGGAAATAGCCTAAACGGTTATGAGCTGAACGAGTATGGCTTACAAGCGGCATACAGTTTCTTAGGAGTTGCCAATAGAGCATTCGTACTAAGAGCGAACGTGAACACAACAGAATTAGTTGGAAGTGCCACGGCACCTACAGCGGCCCCGGCAGATGGCACATACTGGTTTGACCTTGCATCAAGCAGTTACGGTTTATTTGAATGGTCACAAACTAATCAAACATTCACAACAATTACTCCAACACTTATCACTTCAACAAGTGATCTAGTTGGCGGTGTTTCAACTGGTGCACCAAAAACTTCAATAGGTATAATTGGTGATTACGCAATCAACACAACACACGTTACTAACAAGATCTACAAGAAAACAGCAAGTAACACTTGGGTACATATTGGTTCAACTGACTGGCACACATCTTTACCCGTATTCTCAGTTGCTTCAGGAACAACGGTTACTAGTGGTCAAAAAATCTCAATTAACGGTGTAGAAATCACTTACGGTGGAACAGCATTATCAGATGTTGCAACAGCAATTGGATCTAACGTAACAAACGTTACAGCAAGTGTGAACAGCACAACAGGTAACTTAGAAATCTTCCACAACGGTAAGTTTTTAGGTGACTCAACAGCGGGTGCAAACACTATCAGGATCGAGGCAGTAACAGGAACTGCTTTATCTGATCTAGGAATCACTGCTGGCACATACAACGGTGTTCAACTTTTACAAGCGGCACACACTAGCAGACCAACTTGGAAAACTGCAGACGAGAACAGACCTAACGGTTCAGTTTGGTTCAAGACTACAAGTGCAAACTCAGGTGCGGCTTTGGTGGCTAAACTTTACGCTACATCTAGTGCTAGTTTCTCTCAAGTTGCTAGTCCACTTCACAGTAATCATCACTCAGCGATCTTTAATCTAGATCCAGCGAACGGTGGAACTGGTTTATCAGTTGGAAACTTATATGCACAGTACAATGTTACTGAAGAAAGTATAACAGCCGACGATTTAGGTGGTGTAGACTCAACTGGAAATGTTGCAGACTTCCAATTCTTTAGATACGAAGGCGGTGCTACTACAATCACAAGTTTGATAACTGCACCAACTTTCACAAGTTCAGAGACTTTTGAAATCCGAGAATCAGTTAAGAACCAAGAAGCATTAAACAGTGCAGTAACAGTAACACTAGGTGGTACTGGTGCTGACGACTTTATCGCGGCAGTGAACGGCGCAGGTTTAACAAACGTGAGTGCAAGTAAATTAAGCACAGGTGCGATCACTATGACACACAAACTGGGTGGTGAATTCAGAATGTTTGACAGAACAGGAACACCATTGGCAGATGCGGGTTTCAGTGCAACGACGGCACACGCTTACGGAACATACACAGCGAACAGTACAACTTTGATCGACAACTTGTATGACCTACCAACAGGTGAGAGCCTTGACTCAAGTGTTAACACAGGTATCATGGCAAGTAACTGGAAGAGATTAAGTTACACTGCGTCAACAAGTGCGCCAACTCTAGAACCAGCGGACGGTACATTATGGTACCACACTGCGACAGACGAAGCAGACATCATGGCACACAATGGAACTACTTTCGTTGGATATGTTACAGCATACGCAACTACAGATCCAAATGGTCCACAGTTCAGTGCAACAGCACCGACTACACAGTCAGACGGCACTGCACTTGTAACTAATGACTTATGGATTGACACTAGTGATTTAGAAAACTATCCAAAACTTTACAAGTACAACACAGCGGCAACGTTGACTTCAACTAACACATCAAACCAAGTGGCAGTGACCACATCAGGTGCGGCGTGGGAATTAGTTGACAAAACAGACCAAACCACAGAAGATGGTATTGTGTTCGCAGATGCTAGATATCACACAACGGCGGACAAGGCAGATTCATTGTCAACTGGTGGCGCAGGATCACCAAGCTCAATCAAAGACTTATTGAGCGATGGCTTCTTAGATCCAGATGCTCCAGATCCAGCAAACTTCCCACAAGGTATCATGCTTTGGAACACAAGAAGATCTGGCAACAATGTTAAAGAGTACAAAAACAGTTACATCACAACTACGAAATATCCAGGAAACGGATCAGCAGGCTTAGGTAACATCAGAGCAAGTAATGAGAGCGTATCAACTTACTTCCCTGACAGATGGGTTACTAAATCAAGCAACAACGCAGACGGTTCTGGCTCTTTCGGTAGAAAAGCACAGAGAAAAGTGATTGTTGAGCAATTAAAATCAGAGATCGACACCAACCAAGCAATCAGAGAAGACCAAAGAGGTTACAACGTGATTGCAGTACCTGGTTATCCAGAGTTGATCGCAAACATGATCAACTTAAACACAGACAGAAACAACACAGCGTTTGTAGTTGGTGACACGCCTTTCAGATTAGAGGGCACGTCAACAGCGATACAAAACTATGCAAACAATACAGCCGGTGCAACAGACAACGGCGAAGATGGTTTGGTTAGTTCAAGTGAGTACTTGGGTGTGTTTTATCCATCAGGTCAAACAACAGACAATGCAGGTAAAACGATTGTTGTTCCACCATCACACATGATGTTGAGAACTCTAGCAAACAATGATAACATCGCTTTCCCATGGTTCGCACCATCAGGGACTAGAAGAGGTGTTGTCGATAATGCTACAGCAGTTGGTTACATTGATGCAAGTAGTGGAGAGTTCGAAGCAATATCTGTTACGGAGTCAGTGAGAGATTCTATGCATGAAGTAAAAGTGAACCCAATCACTTTCTTCTCAGGTGCAGGGATCGTTAACTTCGGTAACTTGACTAAAACATCGTCAAGTTCAGCACTAGACAGAATAAATGTTGCGAGATTGGCAGTGTATCTAAGAACACAATTAGATGCAATCGCTAAACCATTTATCTTTGAACCAAATGATGAACTAACTAGAAACGAGATCAAAGGTGCAGTAGAATCTTTCTTGTTAGAACTAGTTGGACAAAGGGGACTATTTGACTTCCTAGTAGTTTGTGATGACACAAACAACACACCTACAAGGATTGACAGGAACGAACTGTACGTGGATATAGCAATTGAACCAGTGAAATCAGTTGAATTCATCTACATACCGTTGAGAATCAAAAACACAGGAGAAATTGCAAAGTTAGGGAACTAATTTTGAATAAATAGGAGAAACAGATGGCAATATCAACTTTATCAAAATTTACAGTACCACTAGCAAACGATCAGAGTTCAGCATCACAAGGTTTATTGATGCCAAAACTTCAGTATCGTTTCAGAGCAGTCCTGGAAAATTTTGGAGTATCAACACCAAGATCAGAACTAACAAAACAGGTTATGGACATAACAAGACCTGACTTGACTTTTGACACAGTTACACTGGACGTGTACAACTCAAAAGTGTACGTTGCAGGTAAACACACTTGGAATCCAATCACAATCACTCTTAGAGATGATGTTAACAACTCAGTTACTAAACTGGTTGGTGAACAGATCCAGAAACAGTTTGACTTCTTTGAACAGTCAAGTGCGGCTTCTGGTATTGATTACAAATTCACAGGCAGAATTGAGATGTTAGACGGTGGTAACGGTTCAAGCACACCAAATGTGTTAGAAACATTTGAATTGTATGGTGCATACGTTGAGAACGTTAACTACAACTCACTAGCATATCAAACTTCAGAACCGGTGACTATCACAATGCAGATCAGATACGACAACGCGATCCAAACACCTACAGGAACAGGAATAGGAACAGCAGTGGCTAGAACGATCGGTACTCTAAGTACAGGTGGTGGACAGTAATACAAAAATTAAGTAAGCAATTATAACATCAAAAGCGTCTTTATAGGCGCTTTTTTTGTGGCCATAAATACGAGTATGCCAAGCATAAACAACTTCCTAAAAGGTTTCCAGGACGGATTACCAGGTATGAAAGACTACCAACACGCATCTAGATTGTACATAGACGACAATTTCAAGTTGATGCCCAAACAGAAGTTCCTGTTCCACGTGGTGTTCAACACGGACGAGACCCTGTTCGTTGACGGGTTCAACGCCAACGAGAGATACCAACTCAACATGTTGGTCAAACAGTGCGACCTACCCAAGTACAACATGAGTTACGAGGAGAAGACACAGTACAACAAGAAGATGTACAACGCGACAAGGATTGCGTACGAACCCGTGAATATTACATTCCACGATGATCACGCAGACACTGTCAACGCATTCTGGAAGAAATACTACGAGTACAACATAGCAGACTCGGTCAACATGAACAACGACCTCACTATCTCAAACACCAAAGATGATTACTATCTATTTGGTGATCAAAGGAAGACAACC